GTATCTTTCTTATACTTTAGAAACGCAGAGACATCTTCAGGTAGTTCTTCAGCTTGTGATCGCTGCTCAACTAACTCATCTAAAGATGTGATCTCTTTGTTCCATCTTTTTCCTAGATATGAAAGAACTTTATTATCATCTAAATCCACCTCTTGTGGTGGGTTATCATCTACTACTGTCTCAACTGGTGGTTGATCTGCTAAGTCAATCTTTACAGTATCATTATCACCAGAGTGATCTTCTAATCCTTCAAGAAGCGCTGCTTCTTTTTCAGCTACAGACTTCTCTTCGAAATCTACAGACCTTACTTTTAATTCATTTTCCATTTAATTTAATTTTCAACAAAGTTAATAAATACTTTTATCATTCATTTTACTCACTACCCCCAGTGCTTATTTTCTCTTTCCCAATAAAACTCTAGTTGCTCTTTATTCCAATCGTAATACTTTCCAACCACATCACATTTAAAAATGCTGTGTATGTTTTCATATTGTGCTACGGTTATTATTTCTTTTCCTTTTATATTAGACAATGCATTAAACATAAATGTGTAATTACTTCCACTTATAATACCTGCTTCTACTAATACAATTTTTTGCTTATCAAACGAAGGAATCATTTTTATAAAATTATCTCTATAAGGAGTAGGATCTTCGTCTGGATATGGAACATTTATATGTAACATCTCCATCATCTCACCCATAGAGCTTAAATGATGTGCTATATGCATAGATATAGAAGAACTATAATCTGGCGATATATTTAATATAATCCCATTAGATGGATTAATTTCATACTTTTCAAGCTCTTCACAAACTTTTTTAGTAGTTTCCCACTCTTCTCTTCTATCTACTTTCATCTATCTAGGCCCAAATGATTCTAAATCAAATCCGTCGAGAGAATCTTCTTGACTCTCAAAGTTTTGCGGAGGCAGGTTGTTTTGACGTTGATTGATAAGCTCAGACTGACGAGTGGCCTGTAGGTCAACTCGCTTATCTTTCGCTTTTTCTTTTTGGTCTTCACGATCTTTTAATGTCTGCATCTGCATGCCATTAAGCTGAAGGTTGTATTGGAACTCAATAGCCATCAACTCTTTCTTGAGCTCAGCTTCTGCCTGCATCTTTTGAATGTCGCCTTGAACTTCCATCTGCTTGATCTGAGATTTCATTTGGCCTTCCAATTGGATGACCTGTGACTTAGCTTCAGCAGCCGCCTGAGAGGATTGGATGTTTGTCTGCATCTGCATTTGGAACTCCATCTCTTTCTCTTTCTGCTTCTGCTCCATACGCTTACGACGTTTCATTTTAAGCATCTCGTTTGCAAGCTTGATATTGTTAATCATACGGATGTCAATTGCATCCTCTAGGTCAATTGTCTGCTGCTGTAGAGCGACTTGAATGTTTTGCTCTAGCTGAGCTTTTTGCTCTTCGTCTGGTGCAATCTCAATAAAAATACCAAAGTCGTGTAGGTAAAGATCCTTAACGTCCTCAAGTATCGCCATGTTGTACTTGCCAATCTGCATAGCAAACTCCTCGGCGAAGTCAGCATACTCAAGTATGTCAGCAACACGAATAGATAAGCACTCAGCAACTCTCTTAGTGGTATTAAGACCAGCGTCTAAGATATGTCGAGTGGCTGTGTTTGAGTTAAGTGCTGCGAGCTTCTGTACGCCAACCAATGCATCAGGGTGTGGTGTTGATGCGTCACGCACCTCATTTACACCTGTCACGTCGCGAATCATATTCAAGTAGTGGTTGTAGTTACCGATAAGGGCAGCCATCTTAGCCTGACCACTGTTTGAGTTAAGCTCTTGAATTGGAATACGAGCATTATTAAACTCACCATCCTGTGTATAGCTACGACCAATAACACTACCAGTTTGGAAGTATAGATTAAGGGCGTCCTCAGGATTGTATGCAGCGCCTGTTCCAAGGTCAACTTCATTAATACCATCAGCATCAATGAACACACCATCAGGAACTACGCGAGCCATAACTTGCTGTAACTTCAAGTGAGTCAATTGTATCTGATCGGCAAATGGAATCATTCGACGAACGAGTGACTCAATATTTCCTTTATAGTAACGTGGAGCGTAAGCAATGTAGTTTGGAAGTGCTTTCTGTGATGCAGACTTAGGACGAACCATGTTCTTCATCATCTCCCATTTAATGACGATGTTTGATCCACCGACCAACACACCTTCATACCAAACGTCGCGAACAGCCTCAACTACCTCAAACATTTCGTTTGGTGGTGGGTTAAAGTTATCGTCCTTACGAATTACTCGCTCTCCTCCGTTCTCTAGTAATTTCTTTTTCCAAACAAACTTCTTATGAGTCTTGTAGTTAAAGTATAATAACGTCACGACCTCATTTAAGAATGCGTCGTCTTGGTAGTTACGAACTACCGGAAAGTAGTCATACCAAGCTGAACCTGCGTTCTTAATCTCAGTCAACTCTTCGTCAGTAAGGTTTGGATTCATTTTAAGCAGCTCAGTGTAGTGAACCTGCTTAACCTCTCCAAAGTAAAAACAATCAGAGAAGTCACTCTTTTCGGTATAGCTATGGATCCAGTTAGCCGGATCTACATACTCAACCTTAACGCCATCATTGATAAGGAACTCATGCTTTACAACACCAAGTCCTATCGTGGCTACGTCGTAGTAATAATCTCTCAACACATCCTCATAGTCATTCATCTTAAGAAGTGTGTTGATAGCAATCTCTTCAGCAATCTCAATAGATGGCTTGTAGTTCATCTGCATGTACAGAGAAAGCTCCTGATCATTTGCAGGAAGCTCATCTGGATTTACGTTGAACGCGTCAATACCAAGTGTTTCCTTGGTCATCGTTAAGAAGTCCTTAGCCACCATGTCAGCCTCGATCATGTCCTGGAACACGTTCTTTTTCTCAGCCGATAAAATATCCTGAGCCTCAGCTTTAATAGTGTATGGTCTGTCTAACATTCCGTTGACAACTACGTCAACAAACTTAGGTATGATTGGAACTGGCGTCCAATCTAAGTTAAGCATTGATATGTCGCCATTAACAGCGATCTCATCCTTGTACTTCTGTACAGGCTGTTCTCCACGGGCATATAGTCTCAAGCGGTGGAATTCACCCCACTGCTGATAAAATCTGCTTGAATTAGACTTCCTCTTAAACCACTCCCCTTCGATAGCTTTTCCTACCTTTAATCCGTAATCAAACGTCGCCTTGATTTCATCTGGCGCCATTTGGTCCGGAAAGGGTAATGAGGAGATAACAACTGATGTTTTATCCATTATTCGATAATTTCGCTTCTTATGCCAGTATTCTTATATCTTACAAATTTAACACTTATTTTAGATTCCTGCTTAACAGGTATAAATAGGTGTCTTCTAGATGCCATTAATGCTAGTCCTGAGCTAATAGAGGCATCGTGTTTTGTTCGGTTATTGATGTCAAATCGTGCCCAGTCATTTAACGTTCTCGTAAAGTACATGTCACCCATACTGTCATTTTCTCGATAATTACCTTCTGCGTCAATTCCGACGTACTCTTCAATGTAAGTGTTAATACTATTGGCATGAGCGTGCTTTATATCTTCTGAAGAGTTAGGAATACCGCCTAGCTCAAGCTCTGTTTTTGATAGTTTAGACGTATGCTTGTCAGGTCTGTTCATTGAGAATGGACGATAACCTCTGTTCTTAAAGTGATACAATAGTCGCTGTTTGTTATTCTCTACAAGTATAGGCATTCCATAGAAAAAACAAGCCATCAATACATCCTCAAAAAATATCTCAGCAGTCTGAGGACGAGCAATATATTCCAAAAAGAAGTGATTGGTTGGCGCGTTCTCCATGTGAAAGTTGGTTATGCCGTGGAGTGCACCTGCAGACCCACCGCCCCCAACTACACCTGATATGTCATAAGGGTCACAACCAAACACACCGATATCTTTATTACCAGGGTGAAATTTGCCGTCCTTCTTAATGACGTTATTACGCATCTTAGCGTCAGGAATCCATGATACCACAAAACGCCCCTTCGGATCAGGAGTCCAAATAACCTCACTATCCTTCTCGCCGTTCTTCCAATGGAAGTAACCGGTTGTTAGGACGCGATCTTTGATCATCGCATCGTTGTAGTCAATCTGTTGGTATATCTTTGTTAAGTTAAATAAAGATGACTTACTCTCGTCACGGAAAGCATGTGACTCCGTTCTAGGGAACTGACGGTAGTATTCGTTGAGTGCGTCTGAGTCTGACTTCATTGCAGCCACCTCATTGTTCCAATAGGTAATGACACCCATGGTAATCTCCTCACCATCGATACCCATAATAGGCTTCTTAGGATCCTCAAATACAGGCCATCCATACTCGTCAATAAAACCCTCCATATTCCACTCCATTGGAATAAACAAAGAGTAAAGCCCTGACTTGGTTTGACCATTGGCAGATCGCTTGGTTGGATCACTGTCGTAGAACAACTTCTTAAAATTCTCACCACCCTTACTAAGCGCGTTTGATGTTGATCCCATCATACACTTACCAATGATACGGCTACCAAGACGTAAACAAGTCTTAGTAACTCGCCAGTTATTTAAGATGTTCTCTGGCTTTTCCCATTTACCACTATTCATGCTAATGGTAAAGTCCCCAAGTATTAATTTTCTTTCGTTATCATTATCAGCATCAACTTGTATCCCTACATAATCACCTTTATCTAGGTATTCAACAGTTACTTTATTCCTTCTCCCTCTAGTGAATGGTTTATATCCATCAAATGATTTCTTTTTTGTAATTAAAGGTATAATTGATAAATAACCTGATATGCTTATGTTGTATGATTTTGTATTGAAATTTGTATCCTTTTCTTTAACATTGCTACAACTAAGCCCACATGATAAAACTAAAAATCTTATTTGTTCAATAAGATCCTTTCTGCTCATACCAATAGATATTATGTTCTTTTTCTTGTCAGAATGACCATCAGTTTCAATTAAACCGGCTAGTAATTGTAATCTAGATTCAATTGACGAGTGCATATATTGCATAGGTATATGCTTGTTACCATAAACACCTATCTTTCTTAACTCAGAATTAATTCCTTTGAATGAAAATTCAACTATTTTATCTGATGTGCTCTTCTTTAATTCAAAGTCAATACCCATTACTGTAGACAACTTACCTAGATAATCAAGTAATTCAGGTTCTTCATACTTGTTAACTAAAATAGTCATTGACTTACTTCTCCCATCTCCAAGCCACAAGCCTAATAAAAATGGAGGTATTCCATCAAACTTATCTTCAGACTCTATGCCATTAGAAACTATTCTAGTTAAGTGTTGCTTTCTAAATTTAGAGCTATTGATATACTCGTCTGGATTCATTATCACTTCACCTTTCTTGTATTCATTAAATACAAGTCTATGATTTTTAGTAACAATGTAATCTTCACCGTATGGTTGCTTAACAATATACCTGTCAGTAATACCATTGGTCTTTTTAACAACTGTTTTTATAATACCACCTTCCACTATAACTTTATCACCTATATTAATGTCCTTTATCTCCTTAAATGAGAAATCAGACATTAGAATATTTGTATTAGGTGCGTAACATTCGTCATGTACAAGTAGAAGCAGCTTCTCACCGTCATAGCTGTTGTCTGCTGTGTTTTTCCAGTCAATGGTAGTATCTAACCCATCTATATCATCATCGCGCTCCTCATCCATATTCTTACGAGTAATCTTACTCGCAGGAACACGGAAGGCCAACTCCGTCTTCGGGTTGTCCATACCGTCCTGGATCGGCTTGAAAAAGAATGGGTAATTTCTTACGATAGGTACAACCTTGTCGGTAAACATCTTCTTGGCATCCGATCCTGTTTTGGATAGAATACCAAGTCTAGCGTCTCTAACAATTGTGCCTGTGTTTGACGCCTCTGCAGACGACATGAATGAGAATCCTGAACGACGGTTCTTTAAGTAGCACATACCAAACGCTCGGCTGTCTACCTTGCATGCCTCCCAAAATATGTAGAATATTCTGTTGGACTCACGGAAGTCAGGAAGACCAATATCAATCTTGGTCCACTGTAGATACATGTAATGTGTTCCGGTGATGTATGTCGGTGTTCCGTTGTTAATGAACCAAAAGCCTTGCTCTCGTCTCTCAAATTCATCTTCGATCATATCCACATACTTAGACTTGAACGCGTTATCTCTACGGTTCCAGTCAAATATTGACTTAATTTTCTGCAGCTCAGCTGGATACTCTACTGGCTGCCATCTGTTACCTCTGCTCTCAACAATCTTTGGCTGTTGAGGTAAAGCAACCTTCAATCCATTTATCTCATAGATATCACCAATGGTTCCATCCTTAGATATAACTATAAGGTCATACTCTTTATTGTACCCATAGTCCCATGACTTCTTGCTGTTCTTAGTATTAAGAGCAGTCTTGTGAATGTAGTCGTTTACTATGGAGTACAGCTTATTTTCCATGTCTTGCTCTTCCTTCAGCAAATCCTGATTTGCCGAGTGTAACCTCGACAATTGGGCCCTCTGCAGCCTTGTTCTCTTCCTCCTCAATCTTATTGAGCATATACATGGCATCCTCAAATGCCAAACGCTTGGCTGACGCTGCGTTCTTCATCTTGTCGGCCGATATGTCGTCCTCAGCGTGAGTAATAATAGGTGACTTTAGCACCTTGATCAACTCATCGATTGCTTGCTTGGCCGCCTCTACTATTTCTCCCTTTTTAGACATATGTTCTTGTTATACATTCTGTAGATGGTCTCACCATCTATTATAAACTCATACTCGCTGTCTGGTGTGAATGAGACT